AGGTGTGCCAAGTCGATTGAGCCATCAGTATAGTGTTCACTATTAATAGCATCATCTGCTATCTTTGTTCCATCCACACAGTCTGCTGAGAGGTGTGCTAAATCTATACTTCCATCAGTATAGTGTTCACTATTACAAGCGTCATCAGCGAGTTCTGCACCTGTGATTGCATCTGCCGCCATTAAAGCATTTGTTATATTATCATCAGCTATTCTTGCTGTTACCACCCAATCGTTAGCTGTGATAGCGTTGAGTTGTGTTTGAATAGCACTTGTAACACCATCTACATAGTTTAATTCAGCAGGTGTTGCTGTAACTACTGTGCCATCTATTTCTAAATCTGTTAGATCAGGTGAAATTTGTGCTCCACCATCTAACAGGTTATCTATTGTATCTAAATTTGTATTAAGCTTCGTACCCCAAGTATCTGCCGAAGCTCCCACTTCAGGCTTTGTCAAGGAGTATGTTGAAGTTGTTGTGTCAGCCATTATTACTCTCCATTATTAAAAAGTTCCTTTCCATACTCGGAGTTTATCAAAATCGCCACTAAGAATCTTCTTTTTGATGATATCTTTCTTAGCTTGAGTATCACTCCATTTGATACCTGCTTCATCACACCACATCTTAATGATATGGAGCGGTATCGTTCCAACTAGCTTATTATGACCAGTTATACCAACCTTTGCTTTTCTGAGCTGTTCTGCTCTTTCAAGTGCAGGGTTGTTATCGTATGTACTCTCGACAATTATCTTACCTTGTTTTGTGTCGTGATGTACTTGTTCTTTAATTTTCATATTCTGCCTTAAAAGTGTGGGGAGCATTAAGGAGGACTCCCCACATCACTATTCTACCTCATTACGAAGTAGAACAATCTGCTAACATTCCTGATGCCTTATCGTTTTTTGAAACGAGAGTCAACTCAGTCACTACTTGACGAGTTGAGTTATCACCAGTTTTAGCCAGTTCAACATTCTTAGTACCTCTAAGAACAGCGACCGCCCACATGTCATCTTGCATGACGAAAACGTCACGACCACGATTTTCACGAGTAGGTACGAACTCAATAGTACCCCAAGGTGTTACATAAATATCCAAAGATTTAACAACCTTTGCATCACCTGCCTGAACAGTTGAGCGTTGGTTATTGTTACCTGTGAATCCTAATGCAACATTCATCTGAAAAGCACTCAGATAAACACTATCAGGTTTACCACCCTTTTCCCATACAGACTGTAGAGTTGAATCAAAGTCTGCTTGAGTCAATGCAGTTTGAGTTCCATCTGTACGAGCATTAGAACCTGTACCATTAGCGTGTGCGCCACCTGAACCCATGTTTTGAATAGTGTTAGTAAACCAACATGGTGCTCCTGCTAATTCACGAGCTGTTGTTGCATTACCTGCTACCCTTGCATTGTTATCAAACAAAGCTTTTTCGATATCGAGCTTTTGCTCTTTAGCGATCTTCAAAGTCTGATATGCCATCTCTGATGCACGACCAGCTTTATCTAAGCCTTTGTCGGTATCAGGAATAACTACAGCATTTTTAAAGATTTGTGTGTAATTCCCAAGGCGAGTGGTCGCAACTCTAGCTTCCGCAGTTGTTGCATCTCCCTCGATATGAGCATTACTGCCGCTCGATCTGAGTGCATCTGTCTGCCACTCATGGTATGTATTTGTTGCTGTTACTTTCTTACAGCCTGAGTAGAAAGGTGTTTCTTCAGGGGAGATGTCATAAATTACATTCTCCAAGTCCTCACGAATACCTACTGCGTCATAACTGTCGAAAGTATTACTTGGCTGTGCCATAATATTTCTCCATTAATTTTGCATAATTAAACCGATTGCATCATCGATGCTACCAGTTTCCCTTAGTTTTGCCTTTTGGCGTGAACGAATTTTGGCATTTGGCGTAGCTGTCTTTTTTGCTCCCGGTCTTACCACAGGTTTCGCAGACTGAGTTTTCACTTTAGCCTTTGTCTTACCTGCAATAATATCCTGATACTTCATAGCATCATTAAGAACTTTGATCGCTCTAGCGTCAGTAATATTGGATATCTCTTCATTTGTATAACCATAATGATTTGATCCAATGTTTACTAACTGATCCTTTAATTTACCTCCCTTAATGGTGTCGGCAAATTCAGGGATATCTCTTTGGAGTATTTGCATCTGTTCTTGTAGATAAGCTTTTTGAGCGTTCTGCGAAGCTTCACTCTGTTGCTGTGAAACTTGTTGGAGTTGTGCCATTTGCTTATCGTAAGCACCCTTCTTCTCCTCATAATCAAGATTTTCTTTCATGTATCCTATTGGATCAGCATCGAAAAGCTCTTTCGTAGGTTTTTCAGGTGGTTGTGCTAAACCTCCATTTTGTAGCGATTGATATAACTCAGCCATTTGCTGTCTTTCGTTATTCAGAGCTTCATAGACGTTTTCTGCCTCTTTTCTTTTATTGGCAACATCTTGCATACCCTGTTGGACATACTCTTGTCCACTATAGCCTTGCTTTAAGTCATCTAAGGTTACCTGTCTCTCTTGTCCATCTACCTTGACAAAATGTAATTCAGGCTCTTCTTGACTTGGCTCTTCTATAAGGTCTTCGTCATCCTCAGAGGAAGCTTGAACTTCCTCCTCCTCAACTTCTTCAGTTTCAGGTTCAGCAGTAGCTTCTACTTCTTCAGTAGCCTCTTCTGTTTCCTGAGTCTCTAAAACTTCTTCAGTTGGTTCTTCACTTGGAGCAATAATGCTCGATACAGCATCCTCTATGGTGCTGATTTTGGGTTCAGTTGTGTCTTTTGCCACGATGCTGTCTCCTATTTTTTAAGTTTACGATTGTGATGTGCTTCATCAGTATGTACCGAGTCGAAGTAATCCTCAATCTTCCTTAAAGCACAAATTATGTTATGTGCTTCATCTCGCTGTTCCCCTGTGGAATCAGCATCTACAAAAACAGCGACTTGCTGTTCTGTAATCTCTTTTAAGGCTAATTTAAACGTATCATCAGCCTGTAATGTTCTCATCTTAGCAGATTTTTCTACTATTGAAAGTTGTTTAGCCACTAGAATCTACCTCCAGTAACTGCTTCAGCAGGTGATTCTTGTGGGTATCTAGCCTTATCTTGTTCTAATTTAATGTTTGCTACATCTACTTGAGTTCCATATTTACCTAGTATTTCTGCTGCTTTAATAAGTAATTCTTGGTCTTGAGCATCTCGTTCTCTGTCATCAACTGCGATAGCTTTCTGCGCATCAATTTGTGCTTTAAGCATATCCATCTCAGCTTTCTTATCAGCTTTATACTGTTCAGCTTGTACTAATGCATCTGCTTCAGACAATTGTGGATTTTCTTGTTGTTGCTGTTGCTGTTGCTGAATCAACTGAGCTTCTGTCTCAGGAGTCATTGGATTAAAGTATCTATCAACATTCTTAACACCTGCAAGAGCTAATATATCTCCTAGAGTATTCCTGATACCTGTCATCGTCACTAAACCATTGGATGATCCATAAGTCTGCCATATCTGCATTTGCATTGTAAGAGCTTGTCCTAGTGCCGCTGACCTTGTCTCTTCTCTACCAGTTCCTAGACCTACATTGATCGTTACATCCATCGCTGTATTCCAAGATCGTGGATCAACAGGAATAAACTCACCATGCATACGCATCATTGTCTCTTCATTGCTATTTTCGACACATAGGTTGAGCATTAGCTTAAATAACCGCTTCATACCGCCCTCGGCAAGATTTCGAGCCATAACCTCTATCTGAGCTGATCCTTGTTGAGCTTGTAGTCGTGCTGCGGTCGCAGAAGTGTTCTGTAAGGCATCAGGATCAAGTCCTTGAGAAGCTTTTGACACTCCTGTCTTCGATTCTACAGTCATATCCATGTATTGAATTGCATCTAAAACTTGACCTGCAACAAAAGGAGTTGCAATATCTACTAGAGCTTGTGGTGACTTCAATCTTACAAGTCCACCAATCTCGTTGTTCATTAAATCGTCTACATTGACTTGTCCTTGTACATAACCTTGTCTTGGACTGTTTGTTAGTGCTACGTTGTCCATTATTCCTCTTAACATCGCAGTAGATGAGTCCTGATCGTTCATAATTAGATCAGCTACACTTCTACCAAAGAATGTATGAGGTTCAGGATCAATTTCAAAGACAGCAAACGGAACCTCTCCCCAAGGTTCACACTCTAAAAGTTTGTTTTCACCACCTGCCATAAGTAGTCTATACATCTGTGCAATACCTGTGCCTTCCTTGTCTATCTTCATATAGGCTTCAGTAACAGCGACTTTTTTCATACTAATGTCTTGTGTATTTTCTTCGTCATCTTGTTCGTAACCTTGACGTTCAAAAGCTTCTGAGTCTACAAACGAATCATCAGAGGCTAAACCTGATAGATTTGAAACTTCGTCAAAGTCATAACCCATCTGTACAAGATCACCAACTCTCAATTCTGTTCTATGAGCGACAATATAAGCATCCTCAACACTCTTAGCATTACGATCTACTAGAAATTCTTCAGGAGGAAGAGCTTCAATCTTCAGTTCACCATGCTCTTTTTTGTAACTAATTTTCAATGAGTGTTTAGCTACTTCCATGCCCTCATCACCAATTTCCATTTCTGTGGAGTGTTCTATAACTGTCGTATCGTGCTCATTAACGATAGCTGACATCTCCTCATCAGTTACATTTGTAAAGCTGAATGTCTCTGCTTCTGTGTTATCTTCCCACCAAACTTTCAATATGCCTGTTTTTTTAACTAGGGCATCGTGTATTACATTGTTCAAAAGTGTGTATCCATTAAGCTCATTAAAGCGATAATTAGCATATTTAGTAGCCTGTTCAGCACCTTTTACGTCTTCCTGGCTTGTCGGAACGAACTCTACAGCATTCTCTGAAGAGAGGAAAACACGCATCAAACTAGGCTTTATTGCCCTTATGGTATCCCTTACTTTAGTAGAAACTATCTTAGAACGACCATCCTCTTGTCCAATATCGACCTCACCCTCGAAATATCGCTGTGATTTGATCCTATCATCTGCTATTTCACTTTCTACAAAACTTATAGCGCTTTTTACAGCATCTGATCCAATCTCTTGAATCTCGTCTTCAGTCATTGCTTTTAATTCACTTGTTGCCATTAGATGTTCCTTTTATTTTCTTGTTGCTCTTGCACTTGATACAAGATTTCGAGTATGCCCTCAATTCCTTGATAAGAAGGCTTTGGCAATTTATCTAATTTCCCCATAGTGTAACCAATTGCATTAGCTGTTTCACCTACTATTCTTGGCGAACCAGCTGCCATCATTGCCGCTGCCGATGGAAGAGTTGCACCACCTGATAATGCTGCACCTGATGCTACTGTGGGTAATACAGCACCTTGTATACTTCTAGGCATCCAACTTTGCATTTGATTACCTGCTAGACCTGCCATAAAGTTTCCACCACCCTGTTCTTCTAATTGTCTAGCTAACTTCATTCTTTGACCATAATTTGTATTTACATTATCTCGCATTAAAGATTGAAGTTTTCTAACTGCTGTATCTATTTGTGCTTTTGAACCCAAAGATAGTGTTTTTTCAAGTTCCAAAATTAACTCTGATGCTTCGGTATATTCTTTCATTGCTTTAGCATATCCTGGCGCTTGATCTGCAATCGTTTTCTTTGTCGCATGGTAAATATTTTTTGCTAACGCTACTGCTGTAGCATTCTCGGCTGGTACTCCTTCTACTACACTCCACAGCTTTTGTTTTAAAGCATCCATTCCTTCAGGGGTATGATGAGTAGTTTTATCGAGTTTTTTCCATTCAGCAATTTCTTTTTCTAACTTAACTAAAATTTCAGCACCAACTGGATTTTTAATTGTTCCTTTATACTCCACAAGATTCTTTGCTCTTGCTAGAGCTTCTTCAATGCCTTCAAAAGTTAATGCAGTTTGATCAGTCTGCCATAACTTTTTATTTTCTCTGTAATTAGCTTGTTTTTGTTTCTTCATTACTTCTAAATCTTTTAATGCTATGTGTAACATATCAGTTACATCACCTTTACCTCGCATTGCTGTTGTTAATTGTTCACCTCTGTCACCTTTTGAAAACCAACTTCCTTCTTTTCCACCTAATCTAGCTTGATCAACTACATGAGATACACCTGCTCCAGTACCTGACATTGCTCCTGCATATTCTCCAACAAGTTTGCCTGTACCTGAGACTGCACCTGAAACTCCTTTTGCAGTTAATGTTAGTGGATCAACATAGGTTGCCGCCTTCATTAGATTACTTCCACCAGTTTCTAGTGCTGATAATTTTCCTGCGACATAAGGCGCATCAGCTATTGCTGCAATTTTCGATGTTTTTCCTGTTATGTTGAGCATTGCACCTGCACCAGTAAACACAGTAGCTATATCCATTAAAACAGAAGCAGGATCATTAGCTATAGCATGTTTAATATTGTCTTCACCACCATACTTTTCTTTAAAGTATTGACCTACTTGTAAAGCCATTTGTTGACTTTCTTCTGTTTTACCTTCAGGATCAAGCTTTTGTTGTATCTCATCAGGTAATACATAATGTAAGGTTCCTTGTAGTAATTTAAGGATCGTAAGACCAGTTTGAATTGGGTGAGTTACTGCATCATATATTTCTCCACCAACTTTCATTGTAGAACTAGGTAGGTTTTGTAAGCCTTGTACACCAACGTCTGCCCATCCCATTTCCTCTTGATGTTCTAGTCGTTCCCATGGTTGAATAATTTTTTCTGCCATAATTACTCCTGAAGTATCCAGTTAGAGTCAATTGTTTCATCACCACCTTTATATGCAAAGCATTGTCTATCAGCTCCTTGTCCATTATTACAAACTATATCACCAACTTGGTTTGCTGAAATTGCTGTCCAAAAATCATCCATACTTGCCAACTCTCCTGTCCAACCCATTAATGTTCCATGTTTTCTTACAAATTCTGCTTTATCGTCTTCCGCCTGTACCGCTAATAACATTTGCGTTACTAAGATTTCAAGACGTTGAGCATTCATTTGAGGTGATAATTTAGGGTTGTAAGCTCTACTAATAAGTCTCTCACCCTCTTTTTCAGTAAATTGTGCGCCTAGGATGGCTTTTAAGTTACGCTGAACCACACTTTCTACTGCTTCCCTTGCTTGAGTTACATCAGGGTTAAGGAATTTATTGATAAAATCAGGCATAGAACCAATAACAGAACCAGTAAGTTTTTTCCCTGATTTTAAAGCTCGTAATACTTCTTGTAATTTAACTACATTACCCTTTGTATCTGCCCCGACACTTTCAGTCCATTCATTGTATCGAGCCGCATAATCTTCATCTACTTTTTTCCAAAATGGTGTGTATCCTTCAGGATCGCTATTTGTACTTATACTAATATTATCGCTTTTGCTTTGTAAGAATGTTTTATAGTCCATTGGAGGATTATCTTTTGTGGTTTTCTTATAATATTCAAACTCTTCAATAGAGGTTGCAAGTTTGTTGTCACCACGAGCTAAGAAGCCCATATAGTCTAATGTACCACCTTCATCTTTATAAAATTGATACTCTTTAATAGAATTTACCTCGTTGTCAGTAATACCTAACAGTTGTAACTCAAAATCAGGTATGTTTTCTGAACCTTTGTATTTAACAGATAAGGCTTGATATTTTGTAAACTTTTCTGCTAATGCACTTGGTTTTACAACCTTCATAGCGTGATCTAATGCTGCTGCAGGTGTAATAATGCCTTTTTTAAGCATATCTATGAGATCAACACGACCATTAGGGAATTGAGTTGATTTCGCATTCTGTAAATATTCAATAGTGGCATTAGTTGTCTTGAGTAATTTTGCTTCATCTCTAAGACGATTAATTTTAGTTTGAAAACTTGCTGCCATATTGTCATCAGGTCTTAAACGCATAGAGTTGAAACCAATGCCTAGTCTAGCAACCTGTTCTTCGCTCATACCTTTGAATATAGAGTTACTGAAACCACTAACAATACCTCCAAAGCCAAAACCTCCTCCTTGACCTTGTTGTGTATCGTTACTTGCTACTTGTGTTGGTTGTTGTTGATTCGGAGGTGACCATCCACCCTTCATTTGAGGTTGTTGTTCTTTCTCTTTACCACCAAACATCTGTGATCCTAGTAGACCACCTATGAGCAAATTAGCTAAACCTGCCATTATCCTCCTCCAGTATAACCACTAGCACCTAGAGTCAGATAATCAAAGAGTCCGGGTTGCTTAGATAACACTTGTGTATTTTCGCCTTGAGGTGTAACTCCAAGAGCTGCATTTAAGTAAGATAATCCCTGTGCAGGATGTCCTGTGTACTGTCCATACTTCTGTGCGGCAGCATCCATGACTGCTTGTTGTAGAGCTTGTTGCATTGCACCCTGTGACTGTAGGTTCTGATTAACTGTCTGCCCCATTCCAAATCCAAGATTGGATATATCACCTAATTGACCTGCTGCTCCTAATCTCTGCTGTTGACCTTGTAATCCTGCTGATTGATTAGCAAGAGATGCTTGTAATTGGTTCTGTATGTCTTGCATACCTGCTTGTTGGTTTGCTAATGATCCTTGCATACCTGCACCCTGATTAGCAAGTTGTCTTTGCATTTCTGTTCTTATATCAAATTGACCACCTGCTTGATTAGCCATTTGTTGTTGCATGTTAGCCTGTATATCTTGCTGAGCCGCTTTTTGAGCTTGTTCATAATTCGCTTGTCTTAACCCTGCTGATTGTTGCCCCATCAATTCTGCAACACCTCTTCCTAATTCTGATCCTTGAATACCATGTCTTGATCCACCAAATGAACCTGCCATTTGAGCTTGTGCGCCTAACTGGTCTAATCCAATGTTTGCACCTCTCAATAAATCTGCTTGTTGAGCATCAATAACATCTGTCGTGTAAGGATTCATGTAAGGTGTCAACGATGTATTACTTAATTGTCCTGCTGTTACTGTAGGACTTAATCCCATTGCAGTTATATTCGTTGGGTTCACAGATGCACTCGATCCTGCAACACCAACCTGTTGAGGACTATATCCCATACCTGCCACAGTACCCATACCTGCACCTTGGATACCTTGAGCGGCTAGGCTATTAATATTAGGAGGTGTTGTTTGACCTCCGGGTAGTGCTTGTCCTGCCATTACTGTCTCCTATTTAAATTTATCTGACCATCTTGTTGTTGGATATACAGAACCAACTGTATAAAAATCTGAACTATGTGGATTAGCTATTTTTCTTGTATCTCCATAAGGTTCTTCAAATGCAGGTTCACCCCAATCTCTTACTGTAGTTTTATCCAATGTTAATGGCTGTATCTCTTCTACAGTAGATGGTTTCCATTCTACTTTTTCAGGTTGATAAGTTAACATATTAATAAACGCATTCTTTCCTGTATTAAATTCTTGTTCTGTAAGTATGTCATCTACTTTTTTTTTTGATTATATCGATAATCCTGTCTACTTGGATGCCCCGGACTCTTTTCATTAACACCTGTTGTTGCATAAGCGTTCTGAGCATTTCCACCTAATTTTTCCGATGTTGCAACTATCTTTTTCCAATTTGCAGCCGCTTCTGCATCACCTGCTCCAAGTTGATTAGGATTACCTGCTATTATCTTTCCACGTTCATAGTTCAAGTCATCCAAAATCTTTGCGGCCGCATCCTTATCTTTCCAACCTGATGTTGTAATTGGTTGTCTAGGTCTACTAGGAGGATTTCCTCCTCCACCACCTCGACCACCACCACCACCACTATAATTTCTTTGGGTAGGCACATTAGCACCAAACAAAGCATCATACTGAGCTACTGCGCCTGGCTGTTTCGCTTTGAGTTCAGCCAAGGCTGATTCATACATCGGTTGTGAGCTGTAACCTGTGAAACCATCCCAATCTGTTGGAGTTGGCATACCACTTGTAGCAGTCAATCCATGTCCGGGAGCTAGTAAACCAAACGCTTCACCTGCACCTATATTCGCATCAAAAGCCGCATTCTGTGTAGGAGTAAACGCTGCAACATCTGGCCCGTAATAGGGCATATATTCAATTCGTTGTACATCTTCAGCTCGTTGTAAGTTCCTGATCGCAGGTTGCTTTATCCAATCAGGGATCGTTGTTGTAGTTGTCTCACTTCCACCTTTTCCACCACCACCACTCATGTTAAAACTCCTTTACTAATGTTGTAAATTGCTGTCTCCATCCTCTAGACTCTAACACCCTTTGCCATCCTTTCCGACCTGCTATGGTCATTCCATCGCATCCTTGAGCCTTTCCCCACTCTACAGCATCATCGTGCATGTCAGTAATTTGTTCAATTCCATGTCCTTGATCCCCTCCTGCAAGAAAGACATGTAGAACTTTTTTGTTAGGATACACTATTATCTCTGTGACTGCACACCCTTTAACTCCAAACCATAGTTGCATGTGTCCACTTAACACCCCATCTACGATGTCTTTAAAGTCGTGAGTACCTCCTCCTTTTTCCAAAGCAGATTGAATCCAATCTCTGCAACGAATAAGTTCTTCTTGTAAATTCATGGATCAAGCTCTATTCTTACCCAAGCACCATTCTTTGACACTACTACTGTGCCTTGAGCTGCATCCCACATCAATATTCCATCTTCAGTTGCCTTGGAATCTGAGTCCTTGTGCTGTAATGTATTTCTAGTAGAGGTTAGAAACTTATTAATACGCTCTCCCCATATCTTCCAGTTACTACCTAATGGTGGTGGTGGAGTTGCTACACTCATCGTCTACCTCCTCCATTAGCCTCTATTCTCATAATTCCTGATCTCCAGTTAGTGTTTCCTACACCTTGAACCTTCATTCTTACTTGTCTACCACTAAATCTAACATCTGTTGGATTCGTCAGAGTGAAAGCACCATGCGATGTCTCTGTCGAATTTGGATAGAATCTTGATTTAAAGGTTACATTAACTTCTCCCTGTGTCGTTTCGTCAGGTATGAGCTGAGTAACTTTCATTATAGTATCGCCATTTCCTAGACTAATTGGCCCGCTCTCTGCATAAGGTTTAGATGATCCTGTATGTGCATATCCTGTCTCGTGGTTGTATAAGTCACCATCTGCATCACACCATATAGGATTTTTAAACACACCTATGTCAACACCTGCTGTCCTGTCTAGTACACCTACATTCCAATGACCTTCCTTGTAGTCCAATGAAATATATCTGTTGTTTTCAAGATTACCTGCACTCGGATAGAACCACCATATCTCTCCATGTTGTGAATTATGGACTGCATAGACCTTGCTTATTTGTGAAGAATTAATGTCATCGAATACATAATCCAATGCTTCACAGTCTAATTCTTTAGCTACTGATCCATCGAATGTGTAGAATCCTTTCTTGCCCATCCAAAATGCACCCTCATCAATAGCTACTGCACCTTTTCTAGATGCTACACCACAAGCTGTACCAACTCTCTCGAATCCATATATGAATGGCGGCCCGGAGTAAGTAGCTACATGTGCATCATTATCTGTCAGTATAAGTGTCTGACCTCTCATTCTTAGTCCACACATGATCTGCCCAGTAGTCTGAAGTTCCATATCACCTGCCTCGTTTGTCGCTGAAGGTGTCCAAACTGTGTTTGCTTCCTTGTCACACCATGCAACCTTTCGAGGATTACCACCTGCTCCGAGGGCGAATACGAATCTCTCTTCAGTTACCACCATTGATTTATTTCCTGTTGGTGCATTAGCAACGATCTGAGCAACTACTCCTGTATTAAGTTGCCACTCATAAATCTTGCCATCCTTGGATGAACACGCTAGAAGATACTCACCCCATGTGTCCAATGCCCATGTTGTCGCTTCTGCGTAAATACCTGAACTTGTTGGTTCCCTACTATACTCATCATGTCCATAGAATCCACCACCATATCCAAGGTTAAGTGAACCATTCAAATTACCTGATGTTAGACCTGAAGGTGTAATGTCATAAACTGTGTGTGAGGGATTAATGTATTTAAGTGAATTGTATGTACCACCTATTAAATAGGAATCACTTGAATTGTCCAAGAAAGAAATCATACCTCTAGGTGCATCAGGAAATGCACTTGTCTTTCTACTTTGCCATCCACCA